ATCCGTGGGATCAACAGTAAAATCAGGGGTGGAGAAGTTCAACACACAGGCGTTGTACCGTTCCTCAAGAAGTTTGAAGCAACTGTCAGATGTTGCACTCAAAATGGCATTAGAGGTGGATCAGCGACTGTCCACTTCCCAATCTGGCACCAAGAAATAAAAGATATATTAGTACTTAAGAACAACAAAGGAACGGAGGACAATCGTGTCAGAAAACTTGACTACTCAATCCAAATCTCAAAACTCTTTTACGAAAGGTTTATCGAAGATGCGGAAATCTCGCTTTTTTCTCCCCATAGTGTTCCTAACTTGTTTGAGAGTTTTGGCACCCCTGACTTTGATGAGTTATATTGCCGTTACGAAAATGATGAATCAATCCCCAGAACCACAATCGGAGCTCAGGAATTGATAATGGATCTCCTTAAGGAGAGATCAGAGACAGGTCGTATCTATATCATGAATATTGACCACTGTAATGATCATTCTTCCTTCAAGGACAAAGTAAGTATGAGTAACCTCTGCCAAGAGATCACTCTACCTACAGAGCCAATCAATCATATTGATGCCATAGACGGTGAGATTGCACTCTGTATCTTGTCTGCAATCAATGTAGGTAAGTTGACTAAGTTAGATGAGTTGGAAGACCTCTGTGACCTCTCTGTGAGGTCTCTTGAGGAGTTGATTGACTATCAAGATTATCCAGTGAGAGCAGCAGAGATTGCCACATTGGGTCGTAGATCCCTTGGAGTGGGTTACATTGGTCTTGCTCATTATCTTGCTAAGAATGGGTGGAAATACGATTCACAAGAGGCCTGGGACGCAGTACATAAACTTACTGAGTCATTCCAATACTATCTGTTGAAGTCATCTAATCAACTTGCAAAGGAGAAAGGGCCATGTGCTGATTTTTGTTCTACAAAATACTCTGATGGAATACTTCCTATTGATACATATAAACAGGATGTCGATGAAATCACACAGGTAGGTCTATCACATGATTGGGAATCTCTTAGGTCATCTATCATTTCCAACGGTCTCAGGCACAGCACACTGTCCGCACAAATGCCATCGGAGAGCAGTTCCATTGTGTCTAATGCCACAAACGGAATCGAGCCTCCTAGAGACTACCTGTCCATTAAGAAGTCAAAGAAAGGGCCTCTTAAACAGATTGTTCCTTCATATAACACATTGAAGAACAACTATACTCTTCTCTGGGATATGAAGAGTAATGATGGGTATATTAAAGTGGTTTCCGTCATGCAAAAGTTTTTTGATCAAGCAATAAGCGGAAACTGGAGTTATAACCCCAAAAATTATCCCGATAATGAAGTGCCTATTTCTATCATGGCACAAGATCTTCTTACCACATACAAATATGGTTGGAAGACATCTTATTATCAAAACACATATGATATGAAGAGTGATGAACCTGAGTATGAAGAAGAAGTGAAACCACAATTAGAAAAACTATTCACAGAACTAACAGAGGAAGAAGCTTGTGACTCTTGCACCATCTAGACCTGACGGCATGACCGTTTTTAATAAGAATGAAGTTGATACCAAGAAACAACCCATGTTTTTTGGTCAACCTTTAGGTGTACAAAGGTATGATTCATTTAAGTATCCAGCATTTGATAGACTTACTACTCAAATGTTAGGATACTTTTGGAGGCCAGAGGAGGTCTCTCTACAGAAGGATCGTGGCGATTATCAATCACTACGTCCAGAACAGAAACACATCTTTACAAGTAATTTAAAGTATCAAATTCTTTTAGATTCTGTACAAGGTCGTGGGCCTGGCATGGCTTTTGCACCCTATTGTGCATTGCCTGAATTAGAATCTGCAATGAATGTATGGCAATTCATGGAGATGATTCACTCCAGATCCTATACATACATCATCAAGAATGTATATCCAGATCCAGCTGAGGTGTTTGACACTATCTTGGATGATGATAAGATACTTGCTCGTGCAGAATCTGTAACAAAAGCATATGATGATTTCCTAAACGAAGCCCATGAGTGGGATCAAAGCAACTTATGGAAAGAAGGATGGGAAAACTCACAAACAAAAGACTATCATTCACATGAACTCAAAAGAAAACTCTATAGAGCCGTCGCAAATGTTAACATACTTGAAGGAATTAGGTTCTATGTCTCCTTCGCTTGCTCGTTTGCATTTGGAGAGCTTAAACTTATGGAAGGATCAGCAAAAATTATATCCCTCATCAGTAGGGATGAAAACCAGCATCTAGTTCTCACTCAACAGATAATGAAGAACTGGATGAATGGTGATGATCCAGAGATGAAACAAATAGCAGAAGAAGAAAGAAATAATGTGATCAGTATGTTTAAAAATACAGTTGAAGAAGAGAAAGAATGGGCTGAATACCTGTTCAGTGGTGGTTCTATGATTGGATTGAATGACAAACTACTCAGTCAATATGTTGAGTGGATTGCCAACAAGAGAATGAAGGCTCTTGGATTTGATCCCATCTATGATCAACCATTAAGAAACAATCCATTACCTTGGACACAACATTGGATCTCATCTAAGGGATTACAGGTTGCACCACAGGAAACAGAGGTTGAATCTTATGTTGTTGGTGGTATAAAACAAGATATGAAGAAGAATTCATTCAGCGGATTCAAACTCTAATATATAATAGTACCTATAAAGTGTTTTATGCCTGATACAAAAGACAAAAAGACACCAGAAGTTGAAAAAAAGCCTGGATTTTTATCTAAGTTGAAAGACGCAGCTGAAGATAAAGAAGAGCAGATGATGATCCTGAGTACATTTGTACGGCTAGGTATCTTGGTCTGGAGTGGTGCGATCTTGACGCTTGCGTACGTTGAGTTACCACCAGCACTCAAAATTCCTAAACAGGATCTCGATCCTACTTTCATAGCATCGGTCTTTACAGGCGTGCTAGCTACTTTTGGTGTACAAACATCCAAGAAGGGTGGATCAAGTGGTGGAGGTGGTGGTGGAATTTCCAAAAAAGATATGGAAGTTCTAATTGAAAAAGCAGCTAATACTGCACCCGCTCAAACCATAAGAATAGAGCAAGCACCTATGGTGATTGCACCTAATAATGACAAAAAAGGTTAAAAAATTATGTTACAAAAAATCGTAAATGGAATCGCTATTGCTAGTGGTGTTATATCTCTCACCGTCGTTGGTACTGTTGGGTATGTATTCATACGCAAGGATGCGATTATCGAAAACGTCAAAGGCAAGATAATGGAATCTGTAATGCCAGGCGGAATGAGTGGAATACTCGGCGAAGGAGCTGGTACTGGAGCTCTTGAAGGTCTAGCTGGAGGTGGTCTAGGTTTACCATCACCATCTAATCCTATGGCAGCACCAGACGAACCTGCATCACCTATGTCACCAATACCATTAGGTTTCTAATGCTCAAGGTATGTAATGAGTGCGGTGCTACTTGGATTAATGGTCAATTATATTGGCGTGAATCAGGAAAAGAAGCCTGCCCTCATGATCTTGCAGGGTTAGTATGTAACGAGATAGAAAATCCCGATTGTATTAACCCATGTTTAGGTTCTACCAGTGGTGTAACATGGCAACATTATCAGAATGAACTTGAAAGATACAAGGATGATGAGTAATGGACATTCAAAAAATTCTTAGTTATGGAAGTGCTGCTGCAGTAGTAGGAACTGGTGCAGTAGTTGGTGGTGGTGCAGTGGTTGATAATCTTACTGATGGCCCTGCAAAGAGACAAGAAATACAACTAGAACAAATAAAAGAATTGGTTGCAGAAGAAGTATATACTCAATTAAAAGACGCATGGCCACAGACATCTGGCCCCGTAAAGGGTTTGAGGTTGCCCGATGCCACCAAATAATATACCACAGATATATGTTAACAGTAATGGTGGACTGAGATATCTTAGTCCGATAGAAACTGGTACAGTAAGTATTGCAAATATAACTCCACCGTGGATCGTTAATCCTCCACAGGCAATGCCTTGGACACCTCCTGTCACAGTAAACATAGGAGTCCCTGTTGTAGAAATGCCAGGATGTGTCAAGGTACACAAGGAGAACGCAAAGAATCCAAGTAATAAAAGTAGTACTCTCGTAAATGATGACCCTAATCAGAATGTTGTTTTGTGTGACGGTGGTATGCCATATTATGACCCACCCGATTATCGTGCTAACGAGCTTACTTGGCAGACTGTTTATGGGGAACCAGAAGAACAGGTTAGTGGTGTAGACACAGGAGACCCCTTAGGCCCTCCTGAAGCAGACGTTCAACCACCTGAAACTCCAAAGGAAGATAAAGAAGTTCCTTGCCCAGGCCCTGCAAACCTAAGAGTTGGTGACATAACTCAGGCTGGTGACGAAAGAGTTACTGGTCATCAGTTAATACAAGATCCTAATAATCCTAAAGCACAAATTTGTGAGACGTTATATGAATCTACTACAGCAGTGGAGAAATTTCTACCTTCTGTAAATCAGACCACCACTACAGTTGCAATCGCAGTTGTGGCCACAGCTGGTGCTGCTGCAACACCATTATTACTGAGAGTTTTTAAACCTATAATCACAAAGATTTATAAAACAATACAGAAAAAACTCGGTAAAAAAGAGGCAAGACTTACTCGCAGCGATATCATAGCGAATGAGTATCGTGCAAAGAAAGGCCTACCTCCTATCAATAAAAAGTAAAGTTTATATTACCAGAAACAATTAATCTATATTCATCTGTTGGTATGGTTTCATGCCATAACCATGAAGGGAAACAAATTATATCACCATTCTCTTGTTCATCAGGAACTAATGTATTTCCTACAGTGTCAGTAAAACGAAAACACTTTTTCTTAGGCACATCTAAGAAGTGAACCCAAGATATATCTGAGGGAACATGATTGTGTTCCTTGATGCAGTTGCCTTTGTCATATGATTGTGACCAGAAAGTATATGTGTAGGTTGATTTATGAAATAATCCTACGTTCTTCACAATCTCTTCTGCTACGGTGCCGTAACAGACATTTAAAAATTCATCTTGATCTTCCGAAAAGAAAGATGTCTTATGGTTATCAATCAATTCAACTTCTGATAAACTAGACCTTAACCTGTCTATAGATTTTTCAGAAAATTTTATGTTACCATGAGACCAGTAAGGTGGTCTATACATTAGGGTATGGATATAGTTTTTAAACTAGAAGCATCTCCATTAGGTTGTGGATTGTTTCTATTACTTGGTGGTACGAATGTTGGTTGAGGAGTTGAGTGTTCGTGAGGAAGTAACTTACCGCCTGGGTTTGTAACTACGATGTCGGCACATATAGAGTAGTAAGGCGACTTAGGATGGAACATGATGCCAGCCTTCATCAGTTCGCCACAGTTTTTAAGACGAGCCAATTCAAAGTCTAATCTCTTGTTGGCCACAAGTTGTGTTTGCATGGCATTCTGTGCATCTGCTGCCTCCATACATTGTTTCTGTAGTTTCTTATTCAATGGTATGGAGATAGTGGCAGACAAACCTAAGTTCAAACTTTGATTGGCATGATAGTCAGTCCGAACAGGTTTGTTCCATATGACACTGCCTGGATTATCTGGTTTACCATCAGGCCCATCTACATCTACGACTATATCCATATCTTCACCGTCTGGGAACCACCTAGTTCCATCTGATTTAGTCCTTGTGTCATACCATGTCTCCCAAGGATAGTTTTTAACAGTAATTGTCTGTTGTGTAGTACGACCAGTGAAGTCGGTCATATCATATTGTGGTTCGTTATAAAAATCTATCCAAGGATCTTTCCTTGAATCTGCGAATTGTAAGTACGGTGTTATGTTCATGGTAGCACCTTGACATTGCACGCCACCACCGTAAGTATTGGTTATATATGG